CCGTTACGCACACTCTGGCAAAATGGGGAAGGTCTGATTGATGGCCGGCCGACCCCGTAAGCCGACCGCTCAGCTCCGGCTCGCCGGGACCCTCCGCGCCGACCGCGTGAAGAAGCAGGGCCGCGCGACAGAGCCGACGCCCAAGGTCGCGCTGCCGAAGCCCCCTGCCGGCATGAGCGCCGCCGCCCTGGCCGAGTACCGGCGCGTCGGCGTGCTCCTCGTCCGCGAGCGCGTGCTGACCGAGCTCGACCGAAACGCGCTCGCCACCTACGCCGACGCCGTCGCCGACTACGCCTCTGCCCGGAAGCGCATCAAGGCGCGCGGGTGGTTCACCGCCACCGGCGAGCAGCCCGCGGTCCGTGCCATGCGCGAGGCCGCGGAGCGGATCAACCGCCTCGGCCAGCAGCTCGGCCTGACCCCGAGCAGCCGGTCGAAAGTCGCCGCGGCGCCGAAGCCGTCCGAACGCGAGAGCACCGCGGCCCGATTCTTCGGCGGGACGGCCTGATGGCGGCGAGATCGAAGAAGGCCCCGGCGAAGAAGAAGCGACGCAAGACCGCGACCGCGCCGTCGCCGCGGTTCCACTTCGACGAGGACCGCGCGTCGCGCATCGTCGACTTCATCCAGACCTTCTGCCGCCACGTCGAGGGAGAGCGGGCCGGCGACCTGTTCCAGCTCGAACCCTGGCAGAGTTCGCACCTTCGGGAGGCCTTCGGCTGGCTTCGGGCGGACGGTTCGCGGCGATACCGCACCATCTACCTCGAGGTCCCGCGGAAGAACGGCAAGACGACGCTGATCTCCGGCGTAGGCCTCTACATGCTCACCGCTGACGGAGAGCAGGGGGCGCAGGTCTACTCGGCCGCGGCGGACCGGGCGCAGGCGGGCCTGACCTTCGGCGCCGCGCTGCGGATGACGAACGCCGACCCCGAGCTCCGGACGCGCATCAAGCACTACGCGAGCGCGAAGCGGCTCGTGGTCGGGTCGACGGGAAGCACCTGGCAGGTCCTCTCCGCCGACGCCTACACGAAGCACGGGCTCTCCCCGAGTGCGATCCTCTTCGATGAGTTGCACGCTCAGCCGAATCGCGAGCTCTGGGACGTCCTCACCACCGGCACCGGCGCCCGACTCCAGCCGCTCACCTACGCGATCACCACCGCCGGGCACGACCGGACGTCGATCTGCTGGGAGCTGCACGAGTACGCGGTGAAGGTCCGCGCCGGGCTGATCCAGGACGACTCGTTCCTCCCGCTGATCTTCGCGGCCGACGAGGGCGACGACTGGAAGGACCCCGCGACCTGGGCGAAGGCGAATCCGAACCTCGGCATCTCGATCCGGCAGGAGTTCCTCGAGCAGGAGGCGATCAAGGCGGCGGCGTCGCCGGGTCGCGAGAACGCCTTCCGGCGGCTCTACCTGAACCAGTGGACGGAGCAGGAGACTCGCTGGCTATCCGTCGATCGGTGGGACCGCTGCGCCTCGCAGAGCGAGCTCCACCCGAACGACCTGATCGGGATGCCCTGCTTCGTCGGGCTCGACCTCAGCTCGACGACGGACTTGACCAGCTTCGGGCTCTGGTTCCCGGAGCAGGCGGCGATCCTGTCCTACTCGTTCATCCCGAAGTCGCGGGCGGCGCAGGCCGAGGAACGCGACCGCGTGCCCTACACCGCCTGGGAGCGCGACGGGTTCCTCGAGTTCGCGGGCGGCGAGGCGATCGACCTCGAGCACGTCTACGCGCGACTCGTCGACGTGATCTCGCAGTACGACGTCCGGGAGGTCGGCTTCGACAGATGGAACGCGGCACACATTGCGTCGATGCTCGAGCGTGACGGGATCCCGCACACGCCGGTCCGGCAGGGCTACGGCCTCTCCTCACCGATGAAGGAGGTCGAGCGCCGCGTGATCCGCGCCGAGCTGACGCACTTCGCGAACCCGGTGCTGCGCTGGGCCGTCGCGAACGTCGCCGTCCGCACCGACGCAGGCGAGAACGTGATGCCGGTGAAGGGGCGGAGCCGGGGTCGGATCGACCCGCTCGTCGCGGTGCTCATTGCGATCGAGCGGTCCCTGGCTGCGCCGATGCAGACCGGCTCGATCTACGACAGTCGGGGCGTGGTGCAACTCGGAGGGGAAGACGAGGAGTGGGATTCATGGGACGGGTGATCGACCGGATCGGGCAGGCGGTGACCGCTCTGCGGGGTGGCTACGAGCGCGACGCGCAGGCGATCGAACCCTTCGGAGAGCCCGAAGAGTTGGCGGCCGAGGCGCCGGACGCCGGTGAGCTCGAGATCCGCAGCGGCGGAACGACGCTGCAGGACCCGGCGGAGTGGCTCTACGAGTGGCTCGGGCTCGGCAAGGTCGCGGGCGTGCGCGTCAACCGGAAGACCGCACTCGGTCTCTCGGCCTACTACGCCGCGGCCAGGAACATCTCCGAGGACGTCAGCAAGATCCCGATGACCGTGCACCGCCGCCGCGCCGACGGCCGCGGGCACGAGCCCGCGCGCATGGATCACCCGGTCACGAAGCTCTTCGGGGGCATGATGAACCCCGAGCTGCCGGCGATGATCGGGCGGCAGGTCCTCACGCTCTCGGCGCTGACCGCCCACGGCGGCTTCGCCGAGATCGTCTTCGACGGTCGCGGCGCGCCGATCGAGCTCTGGCCGATCCCGCCCGACAACGTCCAGATCCTCACGCCGACGAACGGCGCGCCGACGTTCTACCGGGTCTGGCAGCGGCCGGGCGGAAACGGCAAGCACGTCGACCTCCCGGCGGAGCGCATGTTCCACCTGCGGTCGCCGCTCACGTTCGACGGCTTCTCGGGCGTCACGATCACCGCGGCGGCGAAGGACTCGCTCGCCTCGTACCTGGCCTCCCAGCAGTACGTCGTCTCGTTCTTCAGCCAGGGCACGCTCGCGAGCGGCATACTGTCCCACCCGAACACGCTCAAGCCCGACGCGGCGGCCCGCATCGAAGCGAGCTTCCAGAAGCGCTTCGCGGGCATGAAGAACGCGGGGAAGCCGATCGTGCTCGAGGAGGGGATGACGTTCGACGGCCTCTCGACGAAGCCGGTCGATGCCCAGCTCCTCGAGCAGCTCCGATTCGGCGTCGAGGACGTGGCCCGGTACTTCCGGATCCCGCCGCACAAGATCGGGCACCTCGACCACGCAACCTTCAGCAACATCTCGGAGCAGTCGATCGAGTACGTCTCCGACTGCCTGGAGGGGCAGGTCCTCCGCACGCGGAGCGAGATCAACGCGAAGCTCATCACCGACCGCCGCCTGGTGCTCGTGGCGAACATGAACGCGTTCTTGCGATCGCGGCCCGATGAGCGGGCGAAGCTCTACGAAATCCTCCTGAAGCACGGCGTGATGACGCCGAACGAGGTGCGTGAGCTCGAGGACCGGCCGCCGATCGACCTCGAGATCGACGACCCCGCGACCGGCATGAAGTTCCGCGTCGCCGACGAGCCGCTGCTGCTCGCGAACTTCCGACCCCTGCGTGCGGCGATGCTGCCGCAGGGCAAGGCCCCCGACCCGGCAGCATCGGATGCCGCCGGGAGCGCACCGCCGGCGCAGGACGAGCCGGCGGCGCGTGCCGCGGGGCTGACCGCGGCCGCGCCCGTGGCGGAGCACGACGCCCGGCAGCTCGCCGGGCGCGTGGAGTCGCTGGCGCTCGGGATGGGGCCGCTGCTCCAGGCGGAGCTCGTCGCGGTCCGCACGCAGGAGATCGACCGGGCCGAGCGGGCGATGAAGAAGGGCGGCATCAACGAGTGGCGGCGCGGCTGGCTGCTCGCCGACGAGCACCGGACGCAGGTCGTCTCGCGCGTCGAGCCGATCCTGATCGCCTCCCTGCGCTCGCTCTGGGCGCTGGTCGCCGACGGCGCTCCGCCGGAATCGCTCGACCTCTGGTCGCGGCGCCGGGCCGGCGAGGTCGTCTCCGACGTGCTCCGCCAGGCCGAGGCCTCGATCACCGCCGAGCAGCGATCGGCCGAGGTCCTCGACGGCGGCGTACTGGTCGCTCGGTTCCTCTGCGACCTGATGCGGCAGATCCCGTCGGTTCGGCTCGTCGATCGGTCGGCCCCGGGCCAGCCGATCGTCCTGAACGTCGCGGCCCCGGCGGTCCAGCCGGCCGGGGACGTGCGCGTGGACGTTCACCCGACGCCGGTCGAGGTGCGCGTCGAATCCCCTCCGCCGATCGCGTTGCCGGCGCCCGAGGTGCGCGTCGATGTCCATCCGACGCCGCCGGCGCCGGTGGAGGTCCACGTCGAGCCCGCGGTCGCGCCGGTGCACGTCACGAACCGCAACGAGGTCTTCGTCGAGGCGCCGGAGGTGCGCGTCGAGAACCACGTCCACGCCGCGGCCGCTGCTTCGGGCGGTGAATCAATCGACCCCGACGGCGCGGACGCGGCGCGGATCGTTCGTCTGCGCGGCCTCCTGCTGGGGCATGATGCCTCCGAGTGATCCGTGGCACGTTCGGCGCGACGCCGTCCGCTGTCGGGGATGACCGGGAGCGCGGCGCGACGCCGCGCGAGCGGGTGTCGCAGGACGCGCCCCGACGGGGCGGAGAGACGAGAGAGAGACCCCCATGAACCGCTTGAAGGAGCTCCAGGAGGAGCGACGGAACCTGCTGCGCGATGCGAAGGGCATCGCGGAGAGCGTGGAGCGTGAATCGCGGAAGTTCACGGACGACGAAGGCGCCAGGACCGACGAGATTCTGACCCGAGTCGCGACGATCGACGAAGAGATCCGGGACCTCGAGGCCGACGCCGAGCGCCGACAGCGCATCACCGATGCGATCGGCTCCGGCACCGACCAGCGTCGCACCGGATTCGCCGAGGGCGGCAACGCCGACGGCGACGGCGACGAGCGCCGCAGCCGGATGTCCGTCGAGCAGCGCTACATGCAGCACCAGCGGGCGGGCCGCCTGGTGGCGTTCGACGACACGGTCGAGGGACGCACCAACGCCCTCACGTTCGGCCTGTTCCTGCGCGGCATGGTCGCGGGCGACGCCCGCTGCCGGCGGCAGTACCTCGAGCTGCTCGAGAGCCGCGCCTACGCGAACTCGTCCGGCACCGGAGCCGAGCTGGTCCCGGCCCCGGTCGCGAGCACCCTCCTCAACCTGCGCGACAAGTACGGCAAGATCCGTCCTCTCGCGCGCACCTGGCCGATGTCGGCGGACACCGATTCGGCTCCCGTCCGCAACGGGCACTCGACGGCGTACATCGTCGCCGAGGGCGTCGCGGGCACCCTCTCCAACGCGACGTTCCGCTCCGGCGGTCTCCAGTCGCGGAAGCTCGTGGCGATCTCCGCGATCGGCTCCGAGGTCGACGAGGACGCCGTCATCTCCATGGCGGACTTCGTCGCCGACGACTTCGCGTGGGTCCTGTCGCGGCGTGAGGACGAGCTCGCGCTGCTCGCCGACGGATCGGGCGGCGACGGTGGGTGGACGGGCCTGCTCACGTTCATCGCCGAGACGGCGGCGTACGGCGGGCACGTTCCGCTGGCGACCACCGGCGGCGCTGACTTCGACATCGTCGACCTCACGATCGACGACCTGTTCGCGCTCATGGCGGCCGTGAACGAGTACGCGCACGAGGACGCCGTCTGGCTCTGCTCGCGGGCCTACCAGGCGCTCGTCTTCGCGCGGCTCGCCGCGATCACCGTCGATGCCGGCGCGAATGTCGCCGGCGGCGGCAACAGCTTCATGAGCTGGGAGCAGGGCCTCGGCCCGAAGTTCCTGGGCTATCCGATCGTCTTCTCCGAGCACCTGCCGCGTGCTGCGGCGGTGGCGAACCCGGGCGACGGCGAGTTCACCCCGATCCTCGGCTTCGGCTCGCTGCGCTCCTCGATCCTCTTCGGTGACCGTCGCTCGCTGACGTTCGCGAAGTCGACCGAGCGCTACTTCCTCGAGGACCAGGTCGCGATCAAGGCGACCGAGCGCATCGCCCTCAACTGCTCCTCGCACTTCTACGAGGCCGGCGTCCAGACCGATCAGGTCCCGTTCGCCGCCCTCTGCGTGGTCGGCTCCGACCCGTAATCCGAGCCCCCGGAACGCGGGCGCCCGGCACTTCCCTCCGCCGGGCGCCCCGCATCCGAGGTCCAGACAGGGAGACCCCATGATCCGCATGAACAAGAACGGCCAGGTCGTCCGCCTGCTCGATCGGGTGGAGCAGGCCTACGTCGAGCGCGGCCTCGCGCAGTACGTCGACGCCGGAGAGCTCGAGGCGGCTTCTCGCCGCGGCGGGCGCCGCGCGAAGCCGGCCAAGGGTTCGAAGGGCGCGAAGGCGTCCGTCGTCGTCGACGAGGCGGGGAACGCGACGGTCGATGGCGCCCCGGCGAAGGCCGGCGACGCGGCGACCGCCAAGGTGATCGAGGACGCCGCGTCGGACGCGGGCGAGGCCTCGGGCGGCTGATGCTGCACCGCTGGCTCCTGCGATCGGCTCCGACGCCCGTCGAGGGCGGAGGTGAGACGCTGCCGGTTGCGGCGACGGTTCGCGCTCGCGCGGACGTCGCCGCAACGGTGGCGGCGTCGCGCGCCGTGGGCGCGGTCGTCCGGGCGCGGGCAGGTGCAGCGGCGACCGTGCGTGCCGTCGCCCGGGTCACCGCAGTCGTGCGGTCGACGGTGAGCATCGCTGCGAGGGTCGCGACGTGACCGCCTGCGACTGCAACCTCGTCGCCGACGGCCCCTGCATCAAGCAAGGGGCGACCGTCGCCGTCTCCTGGTCGATCACCGACGACGACGCCGCCGACATCGACTACACCGGGGCCACGGTTGGCGCCACGATCCTCGAGCCGGACACCGGATCGAGCATCACGCTCAGCTCGGCCCTCACCGACACGCCGGAGGCCGGGCCGCAGGTCGAGACCACGGTCCCCGCCGCCGTCACTGAGGCCCTGATCGCCCCCCAGCGGGTGACGATCACCCTCCACCTGACGCGCGCCGACGGCACGATCGATCGCCCGGCGGCGACGTTCGACCTGGTGCCCTCGCCGGAGGTCGCCTGATGTCGATGCAGCGCATCACGCCGATCACGTCCGCGGTCTCGGTGCGCGAGCTCATGCGGCACCTGCGGATCGACGAAGAGCAGGACGCCGCGACGCTCGCGTCGCTGGGTGCGGCCGCGACGCAGTTCGCCGAGGACTTCTGCCGGCGGGCGATGGGCACGGGCGACACGTTCCGGGCAACCTTCGACGGCTTCGCGGGCGAGCAGCAGCTCGTCATCCCGCTCGGCCCGGTCGTCGCGATCACGTCCATCGTCTACGACGACGCCGCCGGCGACGCCCAGACCTGGGACGCGGCCGAGTACGAGCTGCGGCGGAACGAGCTGGGCGAGGACATCGTCGTCCCCCTGGTCTCCTGGCCGAGCGACGTCTCGAGCCAGCCCGGCAGCGTGCGCGTGACGCTCACGGCCGGCGACGGCCCGCCGGTCAACGCGGCCCTCGCCGTGCGCATGCTCGTCGGCGAGTGGTACGAGCACCGCGAGGGTCTCGCGATGCGAGGCGGGAGCGGCCCGATCCCCGACGGCGTGATGCGGCTCCTCTGGCTCGTTCGGGAGCAGCTCTGATGATCTCCGCCGGTCGCATGCGACACCGCGTCACGATCCAGCGCAGGACGCTCGTCAAGGGCTCCGACGGATCGACGACCGAGGTCTGGTCGGACTGCAGCTCCCGATGGGCCGAGATCGCCCCGCTCCGCGGCCGCGAGCTCTTCAACGCCCAGCAGGTGCGGGCGGACGTCTCGCACCGGATCACGATGCGCGGTCCGCTCACCCTGAGCCCCGACGACCGGATCGTCTACTGCGGCCGGATCTTCAACATCGGATCGGCGATCGACGTCGAGGAACGCGGTCGGGAGATCGAGATCCACGCGACGGAGCCAGTCCTGTGAGCGGCTCCGTCGTCGATTTCAAGTACCACGGCCTGGCGGAGATCCGGCAGGCGTTCGATCGCCTCTCCACGAAGGAGGCGAAGAAGCTCGCCCGACGCGCGGTCACGAAGGCCGCACGCCCGGTGCGCACCGCCGCGCGAGCGAGCGCCCCCGTGCGCAGCGGGTGGATGAAGCGTGGCGTGGACTCCGTCGTCCGGACCTACCCGCGGCGCGGGGCGGTCTGGGCCGGCGTCGGGATTCGGTCCGGCCTCAAGCCGAACCCGCGGCTCTACGCCCACCTCGTCCACAGCGGCACAACGCATCGCCGAACCAAGCGCGGCTACTACCGCGGCCAGGTCATCCCAAACCCGTTCCTCGAGCGGGCCTACATCGAGACGCGGAGCATCGCGGCCCGGATCATGTTCGAGGAGTTCGCTCGGCTGACCCAGCCCGGAGGTGCCGCATGACGAGCTTCGCGGACGCCCTCTACGCGGCGCTCATCGCCGACGCGGAGATCGCTTCGACGATCGGGACGCGGATCGACCCCAGCGCCAGCGGCGAGGGCGTCCCGAACCCGCGCATCGTCTACGAGCAGATCTCGAGCGAGCACATCGGGCACCTGCAGGGGCCGTCGGGCCTCGTCAATGCCCAATGGGCGCTCGTCTGCTACGCGGACACCCCGCCGCAGGCTCGGTCGGTGATCGATCGCGTGCGGCGTCTGCTCGACCGCTACCGAGGCGACCTGGGCGGAGTCGGGATCAACGTGCGGAGCCTGAGCGTCGGCGAGATCGTCGAGACGTTCGCGCCGCCCGTCGACGAGAGCGACCGCGGCAGCTACGCCGCGGGCATCGAACTGAACGTCTGGCACCGTGAATCGGTGGGAGTGTGAGAGATGGCTGACGTTGGAACCGGATCGACCCTGCACATCAACACCGCTGGGTCCTCGCCCCTGGGCGGAAGCGCGAGCACGCTCGAGATCACCGGAATCACGATGGACGGTCAGGAGCGACAGGCGTTCGACGTCTCGCACCTGGCCACGACCGGCGCACGCGTCAAGATCTTCGGCCGCCTGCACGACGAGGGCTCGATCAGCGTCGAGTTCCAGGTCGACGAGACCGACATCCCGGACATTCGCTCCGGGACGCTCCAGGCGGTCGGCGTGCTCTTCCCCGACGGCAACGGCTACTGGGGCGACGCCCAGATCACCCGCGTCAACTGGGGCCAGCCCGTCGAGGGCGTGATGACCGGCACGGTCGTCTTCACCTTCGCCGGCGTGGTCACCAAAGTCGCCGCGGTCTGACGATGCTCGGCACCGGCACCACGCTCTACGTCGGCGCCTCGCCGGCGGACGAGGAGAACCCGCTTCGGTCGGAGTTCTCGACGGTGGCCGCGTACGACGTCGAGGGCGTTGGCCAGGGCGCCACGCAGTCGGCGACGTTCGACGCCTCGGCGCTGGATGACGACTACGCGGACTTCGTGCCAGGCATGCTGGTCCGCGAGGGGCCATTCGAGCTCGCGCTGCGCCTGCCGACACCGGCTCTGATGCCGGCGCTGAGCGTGAACGATGAGCCGGAGTGGTACATGGTCGAGTTCCCGCTCGTGGACGACGGGAACACGCAGCCGTCCGCGGTGATCTTCCGCGGTCGCCTGAACGTGCGCGGCCCGTGGACGGCCGGCACCGAACAGCTCTACACCGCCGCCGTCCGCATCGAGGTCGTCGGCCAGACGTGGTGGTTCCAGGAGGAAGCCTGATGGTTCTGGATCGGATTCTCGCGGCATCGGACCGCACCGAGATCGAGGTCGAGGTCGCCGCGTGGGGCGGCAAGGTGACGCTCCGCGAGCTGAGCGGCGCCGAGCGGCAGCGGGTGCTGTCGGAGGTCGCGGCGCTCACCGATGCCGAGAGCGGCAAGCTCGCCCCGATCATCCTCGCGGCGTCGCTCGTCGGAGAGAACGGGCGCACGCTCGTCGACGGGAAAACCGCCGACGAACGCGAGGCGATCGTGCAGCAGATCTGGACGCGATCGGCGACGCTGCTCGACCGGCTCTGCGGCGAGGCGATGAAGCTGAGCGCGTTGCAGCCGAAGGCGATCGAGGGCGCCGAGGGAAACTGAGGAGCGCCCCGGAGCGCGCGGCGTGGTTCCGGTTGGCGCTCGCCCTCCACATGCCAGTAGCCGAGGCGCAGCGCCGCGTCTCATCGTCGGAGTTCGTCGAATGGCTCGCGTACGACCGAATCTCACCGTGGGGACCCGAGCGTGGCGACGTCCTCGCTGCGATGGTCGCATGGACCACGGCGTCGGTCGGGCACTCCGGGAAGGGTCGGCGGCCGAAGCTGCGCGACTTCATTCCGCGGTGGAGCATCGGAACCTCGAAGGCTGCCGCGACGGAGCAGGCGCGGGCGTTGATGGCCCGGCTCGTGGGGAAGTGACCTGATGGGCCGCCGCACGGTCGGAAAGCTCGTCGCGGAACTCACGGCGAAGACGGACACGTTCGCCCGTGATCTCGGCGTCGTCGATAATCGGCTCGGCGGCCTGCAGAAGCGGCTCGACGCGAACGCGAAGGCGGCGCGGAACTTCGGTCGGTTCCTGGTCGGCGCGGCGCTCGGCGGCGGGCTCATCGCCGCGTGGCGGAAGACCTCGCAGCTCGCGGACGGGCTGGCGAAGCAGGCCAGGACGACCGGGATCGCGACCGAGCAGCTCGCCGGCCTGCGCCTCGGCGCAGAGCTCAGCGGCCTCGAGGTCAAGCAACTCGACGTCGGGCTCCAGCGCATGGTGCGGCGGGTCGCGGAGGCAGCCCAGGGCACGGGCGAGGCGGTGACCGCCCTCGAGGAGCTCGGGCTCTCCGCCAGCGACCTGAACAGCCTGCGGCCCGACGAGCAGATCGGCCGGATCGCCGACGCGCTCGCGCGGGTGCCGGAGCAGGGGGACCGCGTCCGGCTGTCGATGAAGCTCTTCGACCGTGCGGGTGCGGACTTCCTGAACCTGCTCGCCGGAGGCTCCGCCGGCCTGGCCGACTTCCAGCAGCAGGCGGAGGCGGCGGGGATCACGCTCAGCGCGATCGAGGCCGGGAAGATCGAGGAGGCGAACGACGCGATCTCCCGCATGAAGGCGACGGTCACCGGGCTCGCCCAGGACCTGGTCGTGCTGCTCGCCCCGGCGGTCGAGACCGCGGCGACGCTGCTGCAGTCGGTCGCGAAGATCTTCTCCACGGACCTCGGCGGCGCGGCGGTGACGTCGATCGCTGCGATCACGGCCGGCATCTGGGCGACGAACAAGGCGCTGAAGGCGGTGCTCGGGACGGCGGTCGCGGTGCAGGGCGTCACCCTGGCGGGTGCGGGTGCCAGGGCGCGTGGCGTCGCTGGCGCCGCAGTCGGTGGTGCTGGTGCTGCCGCGGCAGGAGCAGGCGGCGGCGCCGCGGCCGGTGGACTGGCCACGTTCGCCAAGGCCCCGCTCTCGACCGCGGCGGGATTCGGCGTCAGAGCCGTCGGGATCTCCGGGCTCGGCGCGCTCGGCGGCATCGGCGCCGGCCTCGGGTACAAGGCGATCCGCGCGATTCAGGATTCCGCCCAGGAGGAGCGGTCGCTCGAGACGGTGCGGGCGCTGCGCGTCGAGTTCGAGCGCTTGCGCGACGTCGACTTGGAAGCCGCGGGCATGCCCGACGAGCTCGACGGCATCACGCAGCGCCTGACCGAGATCCGCGGGGAGCTCTGGAGCCTCTTCGGCACCTTCGACAAGACGGGCACGGCCGAGATGCTCGCCCTGATCGACTCGACGCACGAGCTCGGGGTCGAGGTCCGCACCCTGCACGACGCCAGCATCGCCCAGATCGCCGCGCACGAGAAGCACGTCGCGAAGGTCAACGAGCTCACCGACGCCTACGCCGCCTGGAACGACGAGCAGATGAAGATCCAGGATGCCGCGAAGGCGTCCAGGAAGGCGATCGCCGACATGCTCGGCGACCTCGAGGACCAGGTGAACGCGCTCGGGAAGTCCGAGGCGCAGCTCTTCATCGAGGACCTCGAGAAGATGGGGGCCGACCAGTACGACCTGAATCGAGCCCTCGAGCTCTTCGGGAAGATCGACGCGTTCGAGAAGCAGCGCCTCGAGGCGGAGAAGCTCGCGAAGTCGGTGGGAGGGGTCGGCCAGAGCTTCAACGACGCGGTGCGCAGCATCATGTCCGCCGTGCAGGCGGCCTTCGACGCGCAGAGGCCGTACCTGTCCGCGACCTTCCAGGAGACGCGGATCGAGAACCTCGCCCTCGGCCCGTCGGCGATCGCCCTCGGTTCGTCACGGCCGGCGACGCAGGAGGAGCAGGAGAAGCTCAGGAAGGCCGCCGAGCGCACCAACCAGATCCTCGAGAACGGGATCACCGCACGGATCCGGTTCAACTGACGAAGGAGGACGGGGTTGCCCATGTCGCCGACGGTCAAGATGCACATGATCGAGGACGTGCAGTGGCGTGAACGCGCCGGTGTCGTCGAAGAGGTGCAGCGCGGGGCGCTCGTCTACGGCCTGACGCCGAACGGCGGCAACCCCGAGATGCTCGTCGCAAACGCGCTGGCCGTCGCCGGCGTGCCGGAGTTCGGTGACGCGCACCCGATCTACTCCGGGTTGTACCTGGCCGAGCGTCGCCCGCGCGTCCTCGACCCGACCGTCGTCCAGATCATGCTCGTCTACCGCCTGGCCTCGGGCGGGATCATCAACGAGCCGCCGCCGGGCTTCGCCGCCGCGATCCGCGGCGGCACCGCCCTCGAGCAAGAGACGACGATGGTCGACCGGAACGGCGACCAGATCCTCGTGCCGTGGACGCATCCCGGGAGTGGGATGACGCGCTACCACTCGGGCCAGGTGCCGGCGTTGCGACCCCGCGACTACCTCTCCTTCACGAACACACTCCAGTCCGCATCGCCCGGCACGCTCTCACGGCAGTACGTCGGCGCCGTGAATGACGACACCTGGAACGGACTGCCCGCGGGCGGGTGGTTGTGCCAGGGGATGGAGTTCGAGCTGATCGATCGATCGACGACGCCGCCGACGTGGCGGTACGTCTACTCGTTCCGCGCGAACGCGAAGGGGTGGCAGCCCGACGTCGTCTTCATCGACCCGCACACCAACAACCCGCCCGCGGGGATCTCCATCGGAAACGGCATCGTCGCCGACGTGCTGCTCTACGACGAGGAGGACTTCGACGCGCTGTCGCTCGTCTGATCCATGGACCGCAACCCGATCGAACCCGGAGTCGAGCTGACCGGCCAGTTGCTGCGCGACGCGCTGGATGGTGCTGCGGCGCAGCCGATCGGCGGTCTCGGGATCAACGTCACGGGCGCCCCCTGGGGCGGCAGCCCGGTGATCTCGCTCGCGAGGCCTCTGCCGCGCGTCCGGCAGGCGATCCCGGTGCGGCTGAGCAATCCAGCGGTGATCGCCGACAACGTCTGGGAGTACGAGTGGATCGAGATCGCGAAGGCCGGATCCGGCGGAGCGGGCTGGGTCGAGGTCCCCGACGGCCGCACCAGCGACGACTTCGGCCTCGCGCTGAACATGGCCGAGATTGACAACAGCGAGAGCGGGGTGCAGGGGAACGGGATCGATGCCGACAACATCCCCGAGGGCTTCGCGATCATGCCGGCCACCGGATGCACGACGGTCTACCAGGTCGAGGTGCCGGCAGAGGACGACACGGGGACGGGGTACGACACGGAGTATTGGTTCGACAAGCCGAACGGCATCGACGGCCAGTGCACGACCGTCGTCTCGCCGTCGCTCGTCGGAGGCGACTGGCAGTTCGAACGATCGGCCGACGCCGGCGACCTCGCGCCCTACTGGACGGGCGACGTCTCGCTCTACTCCGTGGACCTCTCCGGAGGGAAGAACGTCAACGGCGTCCTCCGGATCGAGCCTGCGGCCGGCGTGGGCTCGACGGCCGACCTGCTCGGCCCGCTCGCGCCGATCGGCGTCCGCGAGGGTGATCGGCACCGGGTCCGCGCGCAGGTGATCGCCGACGGCACCGGCGCCGAGGTCCGCCTTGTCGCGGTGCTGTACGACGAGGCCGGCGCCGTGGACACGACCTACACCAGCTCGCCGACGACGCCGGGAGGCTCCTGGGCGGAGCTCACGCTCGAGTTCACGATCCCCGCCGGCGTCGCGACCGCGCGCGTCGGCGTGCGACACGACCCGAGCGTGTCGGCGGGGCCGGCTACGCTCGTCGACGACGTCTTCTGGACGACCTCCTTCGCCGCGACGGAGATCGAGTACGACGGCAGCGGCGGCGACTGGTCGCCCGATCCCGACAACGTCGGCGACGCGCTCGACCAGGCCGAGTCGCGGATCGCAGTCGTCGAGGGGGTCGTCTCCGTGATCGCCGGCGACTACCTGACGAGCAGCAACGTCGCTAAGTCGGTCACGGTGTCGGGCGGAGCTCTCGAGCTCGTGTCCGACGAGACGACGCCGGACGACTGGAAGGTCTACGGCCAGGCGGGCGGCTCGCGGGCATGGCTGCATCCGGTCGGGCGGCTGCTGCAGGTGCAGTTCGGCGAGAACGCCGCGAGCTCCGGGACGAACCGCTACCTCTACACCTCCAACGTCACCGGGACGACGGTCGAGGGCAAGAGCTTCATCGTCCCGGCGGCCTGCTCCGTCGTCGGCGCGTGGATGCGCTGCGACGTCACGGCCTACACGAGCGGGGATATCCGGTTCGACGTGCGCAAGTGGTCGGGCTCCGAGGCGGCTCTCGTGACCGGCGGGACCTTCGGCCTCTCCGGCGCAGCGAACAACGTCTCGCGCGCCGAGGAGTACGCGCCGGGGACCTATCAGCTCGCAGCGGGAGACGGCGTGATCCTGCGCCGCGTGATCGACTCCGGCGGCTGCACGACCGACGAGCACGTCGGCGGCGTGCTCCTGCTGCTCGATGAAACCTGGGCGGGAGCCTGACCGATGCCGACCCTGAAGGCCTACCTCGAGGGAGCGCTCGCCGCCGACGGCATCGCGATCTCCGACGTGCATTTCGTCGGCTTCCGGGACCGCTCCGGCGAGCTGCACGAGCTGAGCCCGGCGGCGTTCGGCCAGGCGGCGGCGCAGGTGCAGGTCGGCGAGGTGCCTGACGACGTCCGGTCCCGCGTCCTCGTCTCGCTCACGCTTCCGTCGGGCGAAGACGTGGTGGTCGAGTACCGCGACGGCGCCTGGCGCCGCGTGCGCGGCCCGGGCTCCGTTCCGTTCCTGCTCACGCCGGCGCACCTGCGGGGCGAGGCATGAGGCGGCTGCGTCGCGCCGATCCGGTGATGCTCCTCGCGGGCGTCATCATCGCGGCGGTCTTCGTCGCGTGGATGCTGTCGCTCGTGCTCGTCGGCGGGGGTGACTGATGGCCGCGAACCTCGCCCCAGCCTGCTGCTGCGGAGGTCCGCGCCGCGCGTGCCTGGCGACGTTCGGCTGCCCGGAGTGCGACTTCGACGCGATCGTCTACGCGAACACCGAGTTCCGCTGCACGCTCTCCTGGACCGACCCGGTCGAGGGCGCCGTCTCGGCCGACGTCGCCTTCACGCTGATCGACATGCCGATGAAGCGGTCCAACGCCTTCTCCTGCCTGCTCGATCCGGCGCCGGGCTGGTACTGCGAGCCGGCGATCGGGCTCCCCGGCGACTGTTCCGAGGGCGGCTGCGCGATCTCCGGCACGTCGAAGACGATCGACGACCTCGGCGGCTCCTACGTCTGCGGGCTCGCCGCTGCCTGCCATCCGACGCCGACGCCGGAGTGGGTGGCGACCTACGACTGGAACGCCGCCCTGTACGGGGCATCCGTGCTGCCGGTGACGTTCCGGATCACGCCGCGCTGGGCGCGGATGGCGACGCTCGACTGTGCGGACGGGCTGTACGTCTTCACCGGGGCGAACTTCCTGCACCTGACCGGAGCGACGGTTTCGATGAGCGCCGAGGAGGCCGACGATCTCACGATCGCGGCGGGAATCTGATGGCGTGCGGCGGCTGCGGCAGGATGGCGCGCGGCGTCGCCGGCATCACGCGGGCCGCCGTCGGCGTTGGCACCGGCTCGCACGCGATGGTCGAGGCACGGCGGGCGGTCTGCCGGAGCTGCGAGCACAACACGGGGACGCGGTGCACGGTCTGCAAGTGCTTCCTGCGCCCGAAGACGGCCCTGAGATCCGAGCGCTGCCCGCTCGGCAAATGGAGTGACGAACGATGACCATGCCGACCCTCGAAACCCGACGCTGTCGGGCTGATCTGACGATCGAGACCCGTGGGGACGGGAAGACCCGGCTGAAGGGCCGGGCGCTCGTCTACGGCGGGCTCTCGCACGACCTGGGCGGCTGGCGTGAGCGCTTCGCGCCCGGCGCAGTCCGACGCTCCGTGCAGGAGATCGCCAACGACCGCGACCCCGACCTGCTCTTCCTGGTCGAGCACGACTGGGGCCGGATGCTCGGGCGCACGAGCTCCGGCACGCTCGAGCTGCGACACGGCGACGACGGGCTCGGCTTCGTCCTCGACGTGCCCGACGTCACCGACGGCCGCGACCTGATGGCCTTCGTGCGCCGCGGGGACATGCGGGCGATGTCGTTCCAGTTCCGCGCGGTGTTGACGGACTGGACCGAGGAGGAGATCGACGGCGAGATCGTCCAGGTGCGCACCGTCGTCGACGCCGACCTCTACGAGATCTCGGCGGTCCACTCGCCGGCGTACCCGCAGACCATGCTCCAGGCAGCGAGCCGGCAGCGGGCCGACGTCGCCGCCGAGCTGGTCGAGCGCGACCCGGCGTTCCGGGCGCAGGTCGAGGCCGAGCTCGCCCGCCGCCGCATCCCGAAGGACGATCTCCGGCGGCTCGACGCGATCCGCGCCCTCCAGGTGGCGGGCTGATCGATGGCTGAACTCCTCGCCGGCGTCGCGACCCGCCTGCTGTTGGGGCCGCTCCTCGATCCGTCGGACTGGACCACCGACGACTCGATCGAGGACGACGACGTCTCCCTGCAGCTCCGCGTCGTGCACATCGACCCCGACGGCGTCGTCACCGTGACGCCGCTGACTCCTGCGACCTACGGCTGGCGCAACGAGGGCGGCGGGTGGTACACCGTCGAGCTCACCGCCGGCCTGATCCTCGCCGGGCAACTCCAGGTCGGCGCGATCCACCCGGACATCGTGCCGGCGACCTCGCCGGTCTACACCGTGCGGGCGGCGGCCCTGTCGACGTTCAACGCGGGCGTCACGCCCGTCGAGCTGGCGGCGGGCACGATCACCGCGGGGAAGTACGACCAGTCCACGGCGTTTCCGGTCGGTGGGTCGTTCACCCCGTCGTCCACGGCGCTCAAGGTGTCTGGGTTCGAGACCGCGGCGCTCAACCAGGTCGCCGGCGCGATGGTCGATCGCGCGGTCGCCGCGCCGATCGCGAACTCCGTCGCCGTGCGGGCGCGGGCGACCGCGGCGGTGGACGTGGCAAGCATCGCGGGCGACGCGGCTGCGGCCTCCGCCCTCGCACTGCTCTACGGAGCGGGCGTCACGCTCGGCGCGGTGACCGGGGCGGCCTCGGCGAGCGGGTGGCGGTCGGACATTGACGCGCCGGACGGGTTCCACGACGACGCGGGGATCGTCTTCCTGACCGGCACGCAGGCCGGCCAGGCGAGATTCGTCGCGTCGCAGCTCAACGCGCTCGGCGTCATCACGCCCGACGCACCGCTGACGGCGGCGCCGGAGATCGGCGACCAGTTCGCCCTGATCGGGAGGCGGGAATGAGCCCTTCGGACATCGAGAACGACCGCACCGCCCAGGTCGGGATCGCCGGCGGCGTGCGCTTCCTGGACGCGGTGGTGGGTCTGACGACGACCGTAGCCGTCCTTGTGGGCGGCTGGACCGCCTCGCAGGTGGTGGAGCTGCTCAGGCAGCAGAGCCGCACCGAGGCACGCATCGAGGCACTCGCCGACCAGGTCAGCGAGATCAAGACGGAGCTCCGAACATGGAGAGAGCGAGAGACATCCGGCGAGCGGTCCTGACGCTCGGGGTGATGGCCATGCTGACGATCGTCGTCGGCGTGATGCTGGCGGGCTGCACGTCTGGCCAGTGGGAAGCGACGCAACAGGGGAGCGCCGCCGCCGCCGGCGCGCTCGGTGACGCGCCGGCGCCGCAGTCGCCGGCCGACGGGCTCACCGTCGCCGCGAACGTCGCCGGCGCCGTCGGACCCGTGGTCGGCGCCGCGTTCGGGCCGCTCGGGGTGGCGATCTCGGCGACGGTCGCGTCGATCCTCAGCGGGATCGCGACCTGGCAGCGCACGCGGAAGGCCACGGCGACGAAGATCGTCGCGTCGATCGAGAAGGCGAAGGTCCCCGCGACCGGCGGCGTTGACTGGGAGGCGGCGGCGAAGCTGCAGGAGGCGGCCGGCGTGCGCGGACTCGTGCGCGCGGTCCGCTGACGATCCCCACGGGCCAGGGCTCCCGGGCAGCGCCCCCCGGTGACGGGGGGCGCTGTCGTGCGCCCATCCCCAAGACCTGCACGGACGGCGGGGGTGGGCGCGGAAAGGACTCTGGCGATGGGATGCTACGGGTTCCCTCGGTCGACCGTAGCGCCGGGGACGCTCTTTCTCTGCCCCGCGCGGTATGCTCCCCCGAGCATCAACTGCGCCACTGCATGGGCGCAGCGGGTTCAGGTTTCCCGTCGCCGACCCTGGCCGGCCGGCGGCGGGTTTCGGAGAGCAGCAGCAGCTCGCCGGGCTCATATCCCGGAGGTCGCGGGTGCGAATCCCGCCCCTGCCATTGGCCGCACGCCGGGTCGGCCGATCCATACCCCCCAGCGCGAGGGCGCCGAGGTCTCCGGACCTCGGCGCCGCGCGCGGCGGAAACGAACCTGAAACAAACGGCCGGCGTTCCTGCCGCGTGAGCGGCCTTTCGCCGGAGAATGCGGGGTCCCCCGATGTTCGACGACATGGTCTCCGCCGTGATCTTCCTGCTCGTGGCGGGCACGGTGTTCTCGGTGCTCGCCTCGATCATCGGCCGCCTGGGCCGCGGGGCCACGCGCAAGGCGAGGGTGCGCGGGCCGAAGGCCGGTGACGTCTGGCAGCCCAGGCCGAAGGGCGTCCAGGACGACTCGGCGCGCTACGAGTACGACCTCCTCGAGCTCGGCGGAGCGACGTTCCCGCACGAGGCGCTCGAGGCGATCGCCCAGGTCGCCGAGAACGGCTGGGAGGTGGTCGGCGGACCGCTCGTGTTCCACGAAGGCGGGTGGGGGATCTTCGGCTCCGGGCTGCGCGTGAACGGGGTGCTGATGGCGAAGGCGCCTGGGGTTCTCATGCGGCGCGTCAAGCTGGCACCGCCTCCGAAGCCGCCTGCGGCGGCGAAGCCGGCCCCGAAGCCTGTGCCGAAGCCCGTGCCTCCGGAGATCCCGAAGGACTGGCATCGGGCGTAGGTCGCCAGACCAGGCCCGTGGTGCCGATGCTTGGCGACCCGCCGTCAGGTGGCAGGAACTGCGGCAGAAGACCTCGCGGCCGGCTCCTGTCGTGCGCGCGACCTGCACTCAGGCCCAAGAGGGGCGATGCTTGCCGAACGGCCGAATCTGATCCCAGCCGCCCGCGCGATCCGATATGCTCCCCGGCGTCGGCCATGCCGCCGACCCGCGGAAGCCGGGATGCACCGCGATCACGGACGACCAATCCCGAAGGACCGGCGACGGCAGCTTTCCCGGCTTGCGCGTGTCGCCGGCCTTCGGGTGCGCGCTCACGCTGGGGACTGCTGGTGGCACACGCTCGGGGTGATGGATGGGTCGCGAGCACCGTCGTCGAGGGGCGACGGAAGCAGCGCCGATTCCTCACCCGATCGGCGGCCGAGGCCTGGGAGCGCCGCCACGCGAACGACCGCGACCTCGTCCGCGCCGGCCTCACCACCTGGCGGGACATCGAGCGCCGGGACCGGATCGTCGAGAGCTGCCCGCTCGAGGACGCGATCGCCGCGTACCTGGTCGAGAAGCTCGGCGACGCGACCGCGCCGCACCGGAAGGACTGCGAGCGCATGCTCTGCCGGCTGCTCGCCCCTCGGCTCGGAGGCCTGGTCGGCGACATCACCGCCGGCGAGATCGAGCGGGCGCTGCGCAAGATTCGCCAGGCGGGCCGGACGAACCGCACGCACAACGCGTACCTCATCTCGGCGCGGGCATTCCTGCGCTGGGCGAGGGAGCGGTCGATGATTGCCGACGACCCCACGGCCGGGCTCCGGCTGCTGCCCGTCCCCTACGGCGGCGAGTGGCGCTGCCCGAAGCGCGCGTTCTCGCCAACCGAGGCGATCGCGTTGCTCTCGACGTCGGAAGTGATCGAGAGCGGGCGGCGCACCTGGTACCTGATGCGACTGCTCACCGGGCTCCGCGGCACGGAGACGCTGCGGCTGCGCCGGGACGACCTGCTCGACGACGACGGGCTGTGGTACATTCGCGTCCGCCCCGAGGTGTCGAAGACGCGCCAGCTCCGACTCGTTCCGCTGGCCGACGTCCTCTCCGCCGAGCTGCTGCTGACCCGAGGGTTGATCCCGATGAGCCGGCCACTGTTCACCCGCGCCCCGAACATCCGCACCCTGCGTGCGGACCTCGAGCGTGCCAGCGTGCAGGTCGAGGTCGGTGGGAGATCGCTCTGCGGCGCGAGCTTCCGACTCTCGTGGGACTCGTGGTTGAAGGGCCTGATGGTGCCGCTGCCCGACATCATGTCGATGGCCGGCCGCGTCGGCACCGGCGGCGCCGCGCTGACGGTCTGGGCCTACACCGATCAACTCGCGGCGCTGCCTCGCTGGAAGCACGCTGTGGACAACTTGTGGACGTGGCTCGTCGGCACCGCGCAGGCCGAGAGTTCGGCCCCCGTGGCGCAGGCGCCCCCGGAGAATCGATAGCGCAGATGGCGCAGGTCGCGCGACCTGCACAAAAACCGAACCCCTGCATACCAGGAGCCTTGGACCATGCAGCATGGAAAAAGGCCCGCAAGCCCAGTGGAATGGAAGACTTGCGGGCCGGAATCAAAGAATCGGGCTGAGAGGATTCGAACCTCCGACCTCCTGACCCCCAGTCAGGACGCCCACCACAAGCCGGCCGAGCAACGACAACGACTTGCGCCGACCTCCGCGCGGATGCGCCCCCGTGGCGCCCCCAAAACGCGTTGGTCTACGACGCCTGTGACGGCTGTCCCGGTCGTGCGGGCGCCCCTGCGCCCCCGCGCCGGCGCGGTCGCCAACCTGCGCAGGAACGGCATCGCGCTCGGCTGCGCCGCCCTCGGCACGGCCGCCGGCTGCGTCCTCCTCGACGCCGGCTGGGTCTCCGTCGTCCTGGTCGCCGCGTCCTGCGCGACGATCGGCACGCTCGTCGCCGAAGCCGGCGAGCTCGCGGGCCTCGTCTCCTGCGCCGGGCAGGGAAGGGGGCAGGGATGAGGAACACCACGACCACGATCGGCGATGCATCGACGTCGCCGGATTCGCTCGAGTTCCCGCCGTTCCCGGACCTGCCATCGTGGGCTCTTGCGCACGAACGCCTCGAGCGCATCGAGCGATGGCTCATGGCTGTCCGCGACATCTCTCCGGGATGCCCGTCGGGGCGGACTATGCCGATCGCGGCATGGGTGGCGTCGTGCGTTGCCGTCGTCGTCGAGCACGCCGAGGAGCTCGACGACTACGTCCGTCGGGTCTGTGGAGCGGTCGCGAAATGCGGCTGCTGCAGAGCCGCCGAGCTTCAAAGCTTGATGCTGGCGGCGTTCGCTGCGACGGTTCTCATCGCTCCTGCGTCGACTGCTTCGAAAGGCGGTGCGGCATGACGGAGCGCCTGACCGTTCCCGATCAGCCGACCTCGCCGGCGGGGCTCGAGCGATGGGCCGTCGACGTCCGGTCGATGCTCATCGCCGCGAGCGACGACGATCGTCGCGTGATGCTCGCCGACCTGCGCCGTCGCGGACTGCTGAGCGTCCGGCGCGAGTACGCCCGCGCGTCGCGTCGGATGGTCGAGCTGCTCGGCGTCGCCGACCGCTGCGGGCTGCTCCCGCCGATCTCGGAGGAGTTCCGGCTCGTCTCCTACCGCTGGCTCGTCTGCGGCGAGCTCCTCGACGCGGTGAACACCTACGACGACCGGAAGGCCGACGCGAAGGGGGGTGCCGCGTGAGCGTGACCCTACTCGACTCCGTCCGCCTCATCCTCGAGATGGACCTGCGCGGGCTCGTCCCCCGTGCGCACCCGCGGGGACCGATGCCGCGGGCGGTCAAGGCCGTCTGCATCGTCATCCTCCTCGACCAGGCGGAGTGGGCGGACGGCGTCGCCCGACTCCACGTCGCCAGCATCGCCCAGCTCGCCGGCGAGCATCAGGTTGAGGTCCTCCGCGTCCTCGCCTGGCTGCGCCGGTTCGGCGTGCTCGAGATCTACGCGGCGCGGAAAGACCTCAGCCGGTGCCGGACGGACCTTGCGGCGTGGCGGCGATGGCGGCTCGACATCGAGCGCCTCGTCGAGGCCTGCCGCACCGTCGAGCTGCGCCGTGCCGCCGTCGGCCGCCGCCAGTTCGCCCGAGCGCAGGCGGCGGCGGCCTCGCACGCGGGCGAGTACGACGGTGATGCCGGCGGAGATCGCCAGCAGCCAGAGCGAGGGCGGGGGAAGCGTGAAACGGTACGGCTCGAGCATGCCGCCAATGGTGGCGCAGCCCGGAGGCCTGCTGTGACGGGATTCCGCGCGGAATCATCACGGCGAATGGCGAGAGGGGGCGGGCGATGAAGATGCAGGAGCTGAGTCCCTGGATCGACGCGGTCGCCGCCGCCGACCTCACGCCGACGGCCCGGCATGTCGCCTTGACGCTGGTCCGCTGGACCGACGACCGGCTCGAGTGCTTCCCGGCGGTCGCGACGATCTCGCGGCTGACCGGCCGGAGCCGTCGGGCGGTGCAACTTGGCCTCGCCCAGCTCCGCGCATCGGGTCTGCTCGAGGTTGTGCGGCGGGGTGGAGGTCGGGCGCTCTCGACCCTGTACCGGCTGAGGCCAGACGCCGGGAAACAGCGCAACGCGTGCGCCGTATCGCAGCCCGAAACAGCGCAAAGTCGAGCCCGAAACAGCGCAAAACCGCGCACCGGAAACAGCGCAACCAGTGCGCCCGAACCATCCATCCATCTGAACCAATTCAGAGAACCTCCGGAGCGCGTGCGCACGCGACGGGAGTCGGCGCGCCCGGCGCGATCGGACCGGCCGGAGGGGATCAGCTCGCAGGGGCGATGGATGGATGGCCGGAGCCTGCAGCGACCTCGCACGTCGCCGCCTGCTCCGCCTGCTGCGTCGTTCCGGCTCTCGGAGGCCGATCGGGCACCGGAGACGAGAAACGCCGCAGAGGCGAACGACGGGCCTCTGGCGGCGCGGTCGGAGCTGAGCCGCTGCGGCGTCTCCGGGCCGATGCTCGACCGGCTCGTCGGAGCCGGCGTCACGCTCGGCCAGGTGCGCGAGGCATGGGGCTCGATCGCCCGGGACGGGAAGGTCCGCGACCGCGCGGCCGTGCTCGTCCGCAGGCTCGCGCCGGCCTCGGGCATCCGACTCGACCGGCCCGCCTCGATCGACCCGGCGCTCGCCCGTGCGGCCCGACTGATCGAGTCGCGCCGGAGGGACCTCGCCCGCTCGCGGTGCGGGGAGCTGGTGGAGGCGGTGGCATGAGCCGGCGTGCGAGCACTTGGGAAGACGGCCGCTGGTCGTGGGCGCATTGCGGCGCAGAAGTTTGGACCCACGATGCCGTTGATACACGCGAGGAGGCGATCGAGGCTGGGCGTGAGTGGGCAGAATCGGCTGGCGTGATGAACTTCGCGGTCGGGCGATGCTCGCGGGTGAAGCCTCGCGTCAGGGCGAACGCGCTCGACTTTGCGATCGAGATGCTCAACGAGGATGCCTACCACGAGTGCGGCGAGGCCTCTGAACTGTGGCCGGACCTCTCCGGGGACGACGTCCGGGAACTTGAGGCGGTCGTATCTGACTGGGTTCTCGCGAGGGCGAGGGCGATCTTCACGGTCGTGGACATCGAGGAGTTGTGGTTGACGCAGGACGGCGGTGGCCCATGACCCAGCGCACCGACCCGTCGATGACGCGCCCGCAGACGTTCCACGATCTCGACCTCTGGCGGCGATCCGACCCGCTCACCGCCGGGGACATCTCGGATGAGGTCGTCGGTCGCGTGGAGGCCGCTCTCGGTGCCGGCTCCGGCGCGTGGGACATGCTCGATGCGCGCGAGGTGATTGCCGCAGCGTGGAACGAAGTCCGTGCCACGATGCCGGCGGAAGGCGGTGGCGCGTGAGCGATCAGAGAACCGTCGTTGTCGCCGGCATCACGCGCAGCGGGCTGTCGGTGACGATGCAGATGCTCCACGCCGGCGGCTTCCCATGCGTCGGATCTCCGCCGGCGTTCGAGGAGTTCCCGGTCGGAAAGATCCCGTGGGGCGATTGCGCCGGGAAAGCCGTGAAGCTGGTCGATGCCCATCTCCAACTTCCGCAGCCGGGGCGATACCACGTCATCACTCCTCGTCGCCTGCTGCGCACGCAGGCAAAGAGTTGGAACAGGTTTGCCGGCGTGCTGTTCGGCATCCAGCCCGCCGACGAGGCTCGCATCGTCGAGTCGTTCACCCGCGACTACGCGACGATCGCGGCATGGGCTCGGCGTCAGGAGAGCCGTTGCTACCTGAGCTTCGGGACACTCGTAACCCAGCCGCGGGCGGCGGCCGAACACCTTGCGGCATCGCTGGGCGTCGATCTTGACATCGACGCGATGGCCGCTGTCGTGCGCCCCCGCGGGCCGGGGCTGCATCCGACCCTGCTCGAGCTCGAGATGGCCGAGGAAGGCGGTGGCGCGTGAGCGAGGTCATCACCTACTTCGGCGAGGACGATGGCGACTCGATCGCCGTCGATTGGTTTCCTGATCCCGTCGATCCAGGTGTGGTCATTTCTGTGCTGGAGAACTTCGGCCAGACACGACCAACCGAGGTGATGGTTTGCGCCACCGTTCGACTCTCGTCTGCCGCTGCTCTCCGGATCGCGGCCGAGATCATCGAGCGACTCGGGCCGGCGGAAGGCGGTGGCGCGTGCGTCCTCAACGACCTGACGGTGGTCGGCCTGATCGAGAAGGCCGAACTTGCTGGGGCCGGCGAGCAAGTGCGCGCCGCCATCCGCGCGTGGTATATCGAGCATCCGGCCGCGACGGTGGCCGAGGCGGCACGCGCAATGCCGAATGATGTGGGGTGGATCGCCTACTTTTCCTCTGATCTGACGGCTGAACAGCGCTTCGCGCTCGCGATGGAGACTGCGCCGGAGTGGCGCGGTTTGGTCGCCCGCGACGCTCACGACCTGACGGCAGAGCAGCGGGTGGCGCTCGCTCGCGAGAGCTCGCCTGGATGGCGTGGCATGGTCGCGTACAAGGCTCCGGGTCTGACAGCGCATGAGCGGTTCATGCTTGCTCACGAGAGCACGCCGGAGTGGCGAGGGTTGGTCGCCGAATGGGCACTCGACCTGTCCGACGAGGAGCGCGCAAGCCTGATGGCGGAAGGCGGTGCCGCGTGAAGCGATGGTTACGCTGCCGGAAGGCTCGATCCGTCAGGAAGGAGCGACAGCGCCTCGGCCGCTGTGTCGTCCGTTCCGACGCCGAGAACAACGAGGGGCTCCTCCGCCGCGCGATCATGGACACTGGGTTCGTTACCCGGATCGACGTTGTGACCGGGATCCGCGGATACGTCCAGGTCGATTTGCACGACGGCTGGTACACACTCGTCGGTTGGACACGCGGAGGTAGTTTCCGTTCGACAGCCGAGCAACTCCGGGAGGCGATGCGCCGCGTCGTCGCATACCGGAAGCGGCAGATCCGGGAAGGCGGTGGCGCGTGAATCCCCGCACCGATCCCTCGATGACGCGCCCGCAGACCTTCCACGACCTCGACCTCTGGCGGCGATCCGACCCGCCGACGAGCCGGGCGGCGGGACGGGAGATCCGCGGGAAGCTCGCGCACCTGCACCGCGTCGCGCTCGACCTGGTCGAGCGATTCCCGGGACGCACCGGCCAGGAGCTCTCCGCGCTCGCGGAGATCGGCGACCCGCGCACGATCAACCGTCGCCTCGGCGAGCTCGAGAAGTTCGGCCGCCTGGTGCGCGGTGAGCCGCGCGCGTGCGAGATCACCGGGCGCGCCGCGGCGACGTGGTGGACGACCAGCAGCAGCAACGGAAGGAGCTCGCGATGACGAGGATTCACTGGCCCATGGCGATCGGACGAACGACCGTGCACGACGTCGCACGCGCGCAGATCACGCGGTTGCCCGACTTCCCGCGCGACGCGGTCGAGCCCGAGGCGATCGAGGCGTGGGAAGAGACGTTCGGCACCATGGCGGAGCAGATGCGATCGGACGTCGGTGAGGAGGCCGAGCAGGCGGAGCGGCGGCGCATCATGCAGCGCGACCGTTCAGCGATCGTCCAGGCGGCGGAGGCGCTCGTCACGCGGCCCCGAGACGCGGCTGCGTGGTCCACGGCCGCGAACATGCTCCGAGGCGTCGCCAAGATCGAGCCGCCCGAGAGCGAGCTGCCCCCGATGCCGATCACGCTCGAAGAGGCGGACCTCGTCCGCTGGGCCGGGAGGTTCCACGGGCGGCTGCGCGCCGGTGGCCGGTGCCTCGCCGACCTCGATGAGTGGCTGCGCGTCGAGGCCGGAAACCTTCGCCGATGGGCGGCCCTCCTGACCGCGAGGCCGGTGCGATTCGATTCGCAGGCCGGATTCCTGGCCGGATCGGTGAAGACCTCGAGTCCCCAGTGCGTCGCTCAGGCGGCGAGCCGACTGCTGGGCGCGTACGGACTCGTCGTCGAGCTGTTGATGCGGCGTCTGTGCGGGGACGAGAGCGGCCGACCGATGACGAAACTGTCCAGGCACCTCGCTATTGCCTCGATCGGCGACGGTGAACGCGCGGTGCTGCGCCGGCTTTACGACAGGCGGGACGCAGAGATGGCGCTTCCGGTGAGCGTCAGCGGAGCGGATCGCGTGCACGCCCTGCGCCTCGGCAGGGCTGGCTTCGCGAAGGAGTGCGACGCCGGATGGAAGATCACGGGGGAGGGCAGGCGCTTCCTCGAGGAGTCCGAAGTCGAGCCCGTCCGGATCGTCGAAAGTGATGTCGCGGTTCTGCGGCTCATCATTGGGCAGGGCCACGGCAGACCGGCGAGCTGGTGCTGGGTGAGCCCGGAGATCGCTGAACACGTCCTGAGGCTCGTCGACGCCGGGTACGCGGAACGCGGGGCGTACGGCGCGCGCGCCACCAGCGCCGGCATCGCGTTCATCACGCGGCTTGATGCCGAGGAATGGGGTGGGTCGTGATCCCGCCGCAGCAAGTGCAGGAGTTGGCCGACCTCCTCCGCGTGGCCCTCTTCCTGGGCATCGCCATCGGATTCGCGTTCATCGGGTACTGGATCGGTGGGCTCGGATGCGTGATCTGGTCGGCGTGGCGCGGACGGAGGGCCGGGCGATGATCGAGACCCAATCGACCCAGACGCCGTCGATCCCGCGCACGCAGATCGAGGCTCCGTTCGATGCGGAGCGGGTGATCGTCGAGAAGTGGCTCGACGGCGTCGACGCCTACGCCAAGGCGCGCACGCGCGCCGACGGAGAGCCGCTGATCTGGGATGAGGTCATCGCCGGCGAGATGCGACGGCTGCAGGTGGAGAACCGCAAGATCAATCGCGAGCTGCGCGACGCGACGAGACGAGTCGAGATCCTCGAGCACTGCTGGCAGCAGGCGCTGCGTGTGGAGGAGCGCCTCGGTCGCGAGCGGGCTGCCCGCGCCATGATGCGCGAGCACGCCGAGCAGATCGTCGCTGAGCTGCGTGAGCACGGGGATGCCGACAAAGTCGGCCGAGCCAGCCGTGGGCGGATCATGCAGCTCCTCGACAAGATCATCGACTGCGTGGCCCTGCCGTGATCCCCGCGCTCACCATCGAGGAGTGGCGCACCGACGCCGGCGTGCTCGTCGGCTGGCGCCTGCTGCTCGGCGCCGGCGACGTCTACCTCGTCTTCGACGACCAGAAGCAGATGCCCGGCGTGCGCCTCGGGGAGAGCTTCAAGGACGCTGCGCGGGCTCTGCGGTCCCGCGAAGTCTTCGTCGGCGGCGATACCCGGTCGCTGCTCGAGGAGCTCCGGGCGACCCAGGCCGAACGCGACGAGCTGCGGATGCGCGTGCGGGCGGGGCAGGCGGCGGCGTCGAACCCGACTTGTGGACCCCAGATCTCTGACGCGCTGGCGGCGCCGGCTCCGGCCGGCGCCGCCGGCGGAACCTGATGGAGCGTTGACATGGTGGAACTTGGACCGACAGAGCCCCCGATCGTGCTGCTGATGCGCGATCGTCGCGGCGGGCGATGGACGACGACCGACAAGCGGGGGAAGGAACGCCCGCGCCTCGCCTGGTGGATGACCGTCGCGGAGTTCTTCGACGTCCGGGCCGTCGAAGCGGCCTGCGTCGCCATGACCGCGCCCGGCGGCGAGGTGGTCGGGTACGAGTCAACGGTCGATCTGCGGAGCGCCTCGCACCACCTCGTCGGTCGCGCGACCTCGAGCTGCACGCGCGACGAGGTCGTCGGGTGGGACAAGAAGGCCGGGAAGCCGGTCACACGAGAGCGCGAGCCCGACTGCAATCTCCGCGGGATGGCTGGGAGCCGGGCAGCCGCTCGGGCCTGTGCGCTTGCGTGGGGCTGGCTCCCGGCGGCCTGCGGACTCGACACCGGGGACGACGCGGAGGAGGCCGATCGTCGCCGCGGTGGACAGCAGCCGGCCCGGCCACGCGACAACGCGATCCCGCGCCCGTCGCCGGTCGATGCGATCGTCGAGATCACCGGATTCGACCGGGCCAAGCGGCTGCTGCACGTCTACGGCAAGTCGCAGCCGGTCGCCGTCGCGCCGGGCGACGCCCTGGCCGACACGATCGAGGCCGTGATGCCGGGCCGGCTCAAGATCCGCATCGAGGACGTGCGCGGGGTCGCGACGGTGGTCCGGGCGCGACCGACCGTCGTCGAAGACGGCGCGGGAATGACGGGCGGAGACGCGAACCGGCCGTAGGGCCGAGAGGAGGCGCAGGGATGCGCGACGACAAGCGAGGACCGACCCGGCGCGAGATCGAGGCGCTGGTCGTGATCGTGGAACACCGCCGCCGCACGGGGGTCTCGCCGATGATGGCGGAGCTCGGCGAGGCGCTCGGCTGCCGTGCGAGCTGGGCGCACGTGCTCACCGTGCACCTGCGCCGGATGGGGCTGCTGCGCTCCTCCGCCACGGGCACCACCGGGCAGCTCTGGCCGACCGAGCAGGGCACGGCGCTCGCGGAGCAGGTGCGCGCCGCGGCGCGGACGGGGCGCGGATCGACGTCCCCGGCGTGAGCACGTGCGCGCACGATGAGGGCATGACGCTCTTCTTCCGTGGCCTGCGGGCCGCATCTTGGACCGCCGCCGCTGCCGTCGCCCTCGCGGGCGGCGGCGCGGCCGCGTCCGGACCCGCCATCGCCGCCGCCGGCGCGGCAATCTCCGCGACTCCGATCGAGGTGGAGGCGTTCCGCACGACGTGGACGAACGACGTGGGCGCCTTCTCCGTCGCGCCGCAGCTCGAGCGGTGGCCGAGCCTGGACTCGCTGCTCGGCGTCGAGCTGCGACTGACCGGCGGCACGGTCGCCGCCGAGTTCTGCTCCGAGAATCCAACCGCGATCGACGGCTGCATCGGCGTCGGGCTCGCTGCCTGGGGCTTCGGCCTGCTCTCGAGCGACGACGGCCCGCTCGCCGCGTGCGGCGACCTGGACGGCGTCGACTGCGTCGAGCTCGAGGCGGTCGACGTCCAGCGCTCGACGTCGCTGCTCCCGCGCGAATGGTTTGCCGGGGACGGCCTCGCAGGCGTGTCGCTCGCTGCCTGGTATTCCTGGCCGGTCTTCGACGCGGCCGGCGAGTACGTCTACCCGGTGCTCGTGGACGTCCACGAGGCCGGCGGGACGCTGACCGTCGTCTACATCGTCGAGCCGGACCTCGACGGCTCCGGCCTCGTGGACTTCGGCGATCTCACCGCGGCTCTCGGCGACTGGGGCGGGCTCTGCAGCTTCGACTTTCTCGTCGAGCTGCTCGCCCGCTGGGGCGACGCATGAGGCGTGGCGACAGTCGTGGCGAGGTCCTCGGCCCTGATGGATCGCCGGCACCAACCACGGCGACATTCGCGGCCCGCATGGGCTGGACCGCGGACCTGTCGGACGTGCGGTGCACGGACGGTGGCGTTTGGGGGGGCGACAACAGCCGCGGGCGCATGATGGGTGGGTGGTACACCGTCGAGCGGGAGCAGATCGACCCCATGAACCAAGGGAGTGACCGATGATCGAGCACGAGTACCTCTGGATCATCCCCGGCGACGGACGCGAGCTCGACGAGGTCGTCGAGATCCCTGGCATGCCGGTCGGCACCTCGCGCGTCGTGATCGATTCGCCGGTGCGCCTCCACGGCGCCGGCGAGACTGACCGCCAGCGGTCCGGCCGCTTCTCGCTGCCGATCGAGGCGACGGTCGCGGTCGGAGCGCCGGGCGCACGGGCGCGGACGAAGAAGTGGCTCGGCACCGGGATCTCGGTGCCCTACGCGGACGGGCTGTACGAGATCGATCGGGTGCTCGCGGCTCGGGTGGAGCAGCCCTTCACGCGCGACCTCGAGCGATTCGCCACGCCGTGGGAGCTTCGGCTCGAGGCGACCGCCGAGCTTCGGCCACGGTCGCCGCTCGAGCGGCCGTCTTCGTCGGTCCTGCTCGTCCCGATCACGGTCCGCTACGAGTGACGCAGCCCTCCGCCAGCCTCGGGACGAAGCCGCTGGCCACGGGGCCACGGCTCGTCTGCTGGACCTGGAACGAGCCGCTCGGTCGAGCGGCCTCGATGGGCGATCAGCTCATCCCGATGATCCGCGTCAGCGCCGCCCGTGATCCGGTCGAGGCCGCGCGGTCGGTGGCCCGGAAGGTGAACCGCCGCTTCGGCGGGGACTGGGGCCGCGCCGTGATCATGCCCCAGAACTGGGGCGAGACCTACGCGCCGAACGTCCCCGACCTGATGGTCGACGGCGGACCAATCTGGTGGAACGCATGGACCGAGACGTTCGTCCGGGCGATCGAGGCCGAAGAGCCGCCGCGGGCGATCGTGTTCGACCGCGAGGGCTCGCGGGGCACGGACGCCGAGCGGCATGCCCGGGAGCTGCTGATGGAGGTCGCCGCCTACCGCGTGGTCCGCGACGCCTTCGACGAGCTGACCGACGTCGGCAACTACGGCAACACCTCGGAGGAGGGGGCCTGGTCGATCGCCGACGTCCTGCAGATGCCGACGCTGTACCGGGGCTACGAGCTCGACCGGCTGCAGACGAAGCTCCGCCTGGTCGATCGCGAGGCGGGCGAGCTGGTGCCGTGGATCCCGACGCCGGGGTTCAGGATGCGAGACGAATCGATCCTTTCACGGTTCGACTTCCGCGATCTCGTCGACCTGGCGGTCAAGGCGGGGGCGCGGCGCGTCGTGCTCTGGGGCGACAAGGGGTACGAGACCGAGGCGGGCTGGGACCAGGTCGCCGCGATCATCCGTCGGTGGCGCTGAGATGAGCGACCGGCGCTCGGCTGGCTGGCTCGCCGCGCGACGCGCAAAGCGTGCCGACCCGTTCTACACGTCGGCGCGGTGGCGCCGCGCTCGGGAGGCGCAGCTCTGTCGCTCTCCGCTCTGCGCCCGGTGCCAGGAGCGTGGGCAGGCGACGATCGCGACGATCGTGCACCACGTCACGCCGCGCAGCGAGGCGCCCGAGCGGGCGCTCGACGCCGAGAACCTCGAGAGCCTCTGTGCGAGCTGTCACGCCCGCGAGCCGGGCCACGGCTTCGCGGGTGCTGCGCGGCCCGATCCACCCGCGGCGGCCGGAGGGCCGGCCCCGCCGCCCCTGGGGCAGCGTCAGGGGGGTCCCCCCCCCGTCGAGATCGCTGCGCGGAGGGGGTCCCAAACCGACCCGCTACCCGTT